AACCACTAGCGTTTTGAGATAGTGTCAGGGATGTGCCTGAGATTGCGGCAACGTAAGTACCGTTAGAAATAGAAGTGCCAGTTATGTACTGACCAACTTTAATTGAAGCATTAGAACCAGACAAAGTTACTGCCGTGGTTGCGTTCATCGTACCTGATTGAGTAGTTACCGCAGAACCAGAAGTAGATGAATTTCCGTAACCACCACCAATAAAATTCAAATAGCCAGCGGCAGTATTTACCCAACCACCTGTAATAACAGAGTATTGTCCGTTTAAGTTTTGACCAGCGCCACCACCAAGAAAAGAGAAATTTCCGCTATTGTTATTTAAATAGCCGCCAGATAAAGATGCAGTTCCGCTTGCAGTGTTGGCGTAACCGCCTGTTACAACCGAATATTGTCCAGAAGCAACTCTAGATGCAGCATCCCTACTTGTCTGCCAATCAACAGCATTAGCACCCCTAGCATTACCACCTGTGGCTGTAGAGTCTGTCTGTTGGGCTTGTAAGGCTCCTGTGCCTTTTGGTTGAAGGACTAATGGGATGTTTGTGTCTGAACCTAAAGCAGAAACTACAGGAGCAACTGTTGTAGCACCACCAACAGCTTGAATGTAATTAGCTGAACCTTTACCAAACTGCGCTGTGCTATTGGAAATCAACGTAGTAAACGTGCCAGCAGCAGGGGTTGTTCCACCAATAGGAGTGTTATCAATTGCGCCGCCTGTGATTGCAACTGCGTTAGCGTTTTGCGTTGCAATTGTGCCAAGGCCGGGAATACTTCCGGCAGGCGAAAACCCACTTGCAGTCAGAACATAGTTTTCTTGTCCTGCAAGAGGTTTAGGTACTTGGCCCTGAAGCCCATCATTACCACCAGAAGGAGGTAAAAATGTATCAAGATCAACTAGGCCCGCATTAGGCGCTACTGACATTACAGACCTTTAATAAAGGCTTCGTGCTTAGCAATAATGTCGGCTTTCAAAGCCTTTGCTTCGGCCACGGCTTGATCTGCTGCCTCTTGAGAAGTCTGCAACATCGCAGCTTGTGCATCCGCGCTTGCTTGTGCCGAATCAGCTTTTACTTGAGCACGTTGAGCTTCAGCAGCCGCCGCATTAGCTTCCAACAAAATTTGCTCAGCTTCTGCTTTTAGCTTTTGGGCTTGTGCAGCAATTGCGTTTGCTTGAGTCTGGGCACTTGAGACCAGCGTATTGGCTTGCGTTTGGGCATCGCTGACAATCTTGTCAGCGCTTGCATTGGCCTTGTCCAAAACCTCATCCGCTTGCTGTTTCTCAAGAGCAGCTTGCTCGCGCAAAGCCACAATTTCACTTGCTGGTCCAATTGCCTCAACGTACACCTTGTTGGCGGCGGTCGCTTCTTCCAACGCATCGAGCTTGGCTTTGTATATGTCTGGATTTGCAACGACTGCCAACAGGTCCAACAATTGGTTTGATGCGCCAGAGCTACCTGTAATGCTTGTAGCAATACTCATGCGTTACCTCCGCCACCGGCTTGAATAATAGTCAATGTTGCAGACCCGCTACCAGCACTTGTTGTCAAACGAATACCGGTTACAGGATATGCAATGTTGGAGTTGCCGGATGAAGAACCCGTCAATGTAGGATGGTCAAACCATGTACTGGTGCCTGCCGTCGGGCTATACCCTTTTGCAAAAATATCGTCAAACGTATATTGCACTTTGTACGTGATTGTTCCAGAAACAACTACAGCCAAACCCATGTTACTGGGCGAGATGTAGTTGTCTACAGCGTAAACAGGGGAGTTGCCAACCCCTGTAATTGAAGTAACTGCTGGACGCATGATGCGCTCCTATCAGTCAAGGTTACCGTATGGATATGCGGTAGTTGTCCCGATGTTGCCATCAGCTTGGACGTAACGCAGGGCCACGTAAATCTGACCAGCGCTCAGAGTCGTCATGGTTGAACCAGCAATAGACAGCGTAAACACGACCTGAGACACCGCTTGAGTACCGTTGATACCCACGATGTCAGTCGATGTGCTGTTTGCGTTGGTCACGCCAGCAGCGCTGTACGCAAATGTTTGACGACCTGTAGCGGAAATGCTGGACACAGAACCATAAGTAGGTGTACCGCCTTCAACTGTGTAGTTGTTGGACACATACATCTTGATGGTAGAGATAGAACCAGAAGTTACAGTTGGCACAACTGCCACGTCAATGATGGCTGCGTCAATGTCGCTGCCTGTAGGGACGTAGCACACCCAGCCGCGATAGATTTGAGACGCTGTATCCGCAGGAATAGTTTGTGCAGTAGCTTGAGCCAAAGGCACTGTAGAAGAAGGTGTCCAAACGGTGGTGTTGCCGTTGGGGATGATGTTAGAAACAACAAACTGACCAGAACCACCAGAGTAACCAGCAGTGTTTGCAGTGTTGTTTAAAAGGTTGAGGTAGCCGTTCTGAGTCAAAGTCTCATAACCGACGTTGCGGTAGGGGCCAAAACGGTTATCGCCCGAAAGAACTGGACCGTCAAAGGTTGCGCGTGCCATAAAGTTTCCTTATGCAAAAGAGCCTTACCAATCGTTGCATCGTCTGCTGGGGCAGTGGCGGTAAGACAGAATCACCCAGATGTTTGGAATATACACCAACTATGTGTGGTGTCAACAAAAAGGGGCCCCGAAGGACCCCTTTTATTCTTAGAACGAACCGGAAGAACCGTAGACGCCCAAAGGATCAGACCAGCCGAAGCTATAACGCTCGCGAGCCTTGTAACGCACGTTACCGGTGTCAAAGTCACCGTCCATGCTGTTGGTCAAAGGTGAACGCTCGAACATCTTCAAGCCGTTAGGCACATCAGTCATCAAGAACCAAGCATTGTTGTCGGTCAAGAAGTGGTTGATGGCATAGCCTTCAGGAATCGAACCGTTGTTCTTCAACGCGTTGATGTCGTTGTTGTTTGTACCGACGCGCAGGTTGGTTTCCAACAAGCGGGTTGCAACGAATTGCAGTGCTGGTGGGATGATCAACTTACGTGGCTTAGCAGCAATCAACAGACCGCGTTCGTCAGTCCAAGCAGCGATAGCAATCACTGCGGCTTCCAACGAAGTTTCGTTCAAGTCAGCTTGAGTTGTTGGTGTGTTGGCGTTTGTGGCACCGTTGACCAATGGGTGAGCTGTAGAGAACAAAGCAACGCCGTCGCCACCAGTGTAAGCAGCGCTGAAGCCGTTGTTCAAAACGGAAGCACCCTTAACTTGCTTGGTGTAAGACATGGCACGAGCCAGAGCCTTGGTGTAGCGAGCAGACAGGCTGTCGTACAAGTTGTCTTCGACCGCTTCTTCAGTGATCGAGAAACCCAAAGCGATGGTTTCGTGGTTGTAGCGAGCTGTGAACGCTTCCTGCGCATTGTCATAAGCAATGGCAGAACCTTCGTTCTTGACGGGAGCGGCGGAGAAACCAGCGAGCTTAGTTTCTTCTTCGAAGCTACGTTCCGATTTCTCGATTTCGTAGATTTCCTTGTGCTCTTCGCCGTAGCGGGCGTACTCCAAACCAAACAAAGCGTTCAAGCCGGGGAGGAGTTCTTTTAACAGTTGTGCGCGTGAAATAGCCATTTAAGTTACTCCTTAAGCGGTTTGAGTGCCAAGCGCAGTGTAATACGAGTGGTTCGCGAAGTTGATCTTGCAAAGAACTTCGGTGTACTGTGTAAACACGAGCGTGGAGCCTGCGGGAATTGCGGTACCGGTAGCAGCAGCGCCGCCAGCGTTAACCACACCATATTGTGCGTTGACAACAACAGAGGTTGCACCAGCAGCGGCTGCTGTAGAAACCCAGTTGGCGTTACCAACGTACTGACCGTTAGCGGCCAAGAAACCAACTTCAGTACCAACTGGCAATGCGTTAGGCAAAGCAGAGGTAGTCAAAGTTGTAGTACCGCTAGACCATGTGGCAGTGCCCAAGGCGACAGCAGTTTCTGGCACAACATCAATGATACGGACAGGCAGAGCAGCAGTAGTGGCAGCAGAGCTGGCCAAGATACCGTTCGACGAGTTACCAGTGTTGATGTTACCGGCCAAGTTGGAGATGGTCATGTTCAGACCGATCATGGCGCGAGAAGCAGCACCGATGGTTGTACCACCTTGAGATGTCACGACAGCAGCTTTGAAGATGGTGTCAGGATCATCAGTCACGATAGCGTAAGCATCGCCAGCCAAGGTCGAAGCGGGCCAGTATTGGCTGAAACGCTTTTGCTTGGTTGCTGGGTCTGTGTAAGAACAGCCCAAGAAGATACCGACTTGACCATAGCCGGGAGCGCCTGTAGCAGCAGAGCCGCCATCAGTCACAGCCAAACGTGTGGCAAAGCCGCGTGTGATCGCGACGAAATCACCGTAAAAAATGTTGGTGGCGTAGCCATACTGAATCTGCACGTTACGTGTAGAACCAGCAAAAACCTGTCCACCAATCAAGTTTACGGGCTTTAGGCCGTAGGGGGCCGAAACCGTAGGGTAAGCCATTTAAGACTCCTTTGAAAAGTTACTTAGAACCAGAACCAAAACCTCCGCCACGACTGGTCGTTGACTTGCGGTCGCTGAACAGAGGCATACGAGGGTCATTGTTTCGCATAAAGTGGTTGTCCACTGAATCCATCTGGTTTTGATTTTGACGACCGTAGTACTCAGCCATAGCAGCGAGTTGCTCGGTTTCCATCTTGCAGAGCATGAGTCCGCCGATTTCCACGTTGCCTTCTAAGTCATGGCCCATCAACATCAATTCCGGATGGTCCTTAGCTTTCACCGGTACCCAGCCATCGCGCATCTTTCGACTTACGTTGGTTGGATCAGCCTGCCCCAAGATATGTGTCGCAATCCAGCGTTACGTGTATCCGGGTTCAGGTGTCGGATCGGGCAAAGAACTCGACGGCGTATATGTACGACGTAAGGTTTTTTCGCGTGAAGCGGTATCACGAGGTGCGCGGTTTTCAGCCATTTCAATTCTCCAATTTTGCTACTTGTGCAGCGTACTGCTGCGGGGTCAATCCAAATTTCTTAGCCAGCGCGAGCTGGGTTGTCGTCAGTTGGACTTTTTTAGCCCCCGACGATCTTGTGGCAGGGGCTACGACGGAAGTAGGTTTTCTTGGAGACTCGCCTTGCGCAGGCTTGTCTTCGGTTTCCCCAAAAATTTCAGGGAACTTGGACTTCACGCGAGCATCAATTTGCTCGAAATACTCGTCAGACCGTGGGTCGGCCCCCGAGTTCACTAGCTTTTGGTGCAGCCCTAGTGCGTAGCTGGTAACTTCTTCAAACCCGTTGCTTCCGAACCACTGGTTTTTTGCTTGCCAGCGCAAGGTTTTTTCGTCCGGTTGTACGCGTTGGGGTTCGCGATAGCTAGTTTGTACAGCATCTTCGTCGACTTGTAAAGGGGTCGGCTTAAATTTTTCTGCATCACGCATTGCAATCTTTGCCTCAAGCAATGCTTCTTGGGCGGCAAGGATGGCATCGGAGTCAAAAGACTCCTGTGCTGCTTTGTACTCGCGGCGGGCTTTCTCCAACTCTGACTCAGCCAGAGTCTTGGCCTGCGCCACAAACTGCTCGGTACCTGTGTTGACGTTTTGGCGGAGCTTTTTGTTCTCCTCCATCAACTGTTGTGCAAGACGTTCAAGTTCTTGCTTCTCGCGCAGAGTAGCTTCTTTGGCACGGCGCTCATCATGGCGGGCATGCGTGAGTTCCTTGATGCGGTCTTGAGCACCACGGGTGTACTTCTCGATCTCATCATCTGTGGGGTCTTCGACCTCACGATCCAAAGGCTTACGGCCACGGTCCTTTTCAGGCGTGTCGTCAACTATCTCGACTTCAAAGTCGTCATCGGTTGTGACTTCAACTTTCTTTTCATCGACTTCATCGGGGAATTTAAATTCATCCGGCATCACTACTCCTTATGCGCGGGTTAAACCGCGAGGGTCTTGCACAACAGCATCCACTTGATCGTCATTGATCAGGCGGAACTCTTTTCCAAAAATCTTGAAGCGCGTACCGGAATATGTACGCACGAGCACAAAGTCACCTTCCTTGCACCAAGCACCGTTAGGGAACTTGGCCGTGTCTTTGTACGCGTCTGGGCCCACACGAAGCACGAACAACACGGTTGTGGCATGTTCTTCTTGTCGCATGGTGGCTGAGTCACGAACCAAATCGAGCGATGTGCCAGCAATCTTTTCATCGACTGGTGGAACTACGCACAGCAACTTCCAGCCTGTTGGGACTGGCAGTGCACCTGCTTTGGTTTCGTCGTCCGCATCTTCCTCTGGTTTGTCCATAGGTTGGATGTGGTCTGGTAGGGCGATGCCCGGGGGCAGGATCAATCCTGAGTCTTCACTCGTCATTTGCTTTCTCCACTTTCTCGGCAAGGTCAATGATGTAACGCTCTGCGAGGGCGAGACCCTGAATCATCCCGCAGAGTTTTTGATACTGAGCAAAGTCCTGACAGACGCCTGTGGCGACGTCGTCAGCATAATTGTTCATGTCGGTGCGTATTTGTTCGCGCAATACGCGTGCGAAGTCTGAAATCATTTAGTGGGCTTCTCCGGTGGTTTGTTTGCCGCCTCAAGGCGGGCCTTTGCTTGGGCACGTTGGTGCTTCAAGTTCTGCTCATGAACCTGCTGCTTGTGAGACAGGTTCTGGTTGTGCTGTTGCGCGGCCATGATGGCTCGGGCTTGTTCGGCTGCTGCCTGCATCTGAGCGCGTTGCTGGTCCGTGGCCAGTTGTTGATTTGCACGGATTGCCTCGATGCGTGGGTCGTTGCCTTGTTGTTGAGCACGTAGCTGGTCGGCTTTGGCCGCAGCGTCCACTGCCAGCTTCTTTTCTTCCAGTTTGAGCTTGTCTGCTTGCGCGGCTGCATCCACTTGCAGCTTCTTCTCTTTGATGTCCACTTCGCGATTCTTGATCTGCAACTCTTGCTGCTGCATCTGAATCACGGGGTCTTGTTGTTGCTGTTGAGCTTGTTGTTGTGCGGCAGCAGATTGGCTCTGTTGCAACACTTGGTTCGCTGCCTCGGCCATCATGGCAGAGAGCGCCAGCTCGACTTGCGGTGGCATCTTCTCGTCCTCGGGCGGCAAGGGCATGCCCAGTTGCTGCTCAATCTTCTGGCGATACGCGTAACCAACGTGCTCGGAAATGTGAGCCATGAGCGCTGCCTGCATCTGGGGAGCCTTGGGGTTCTGGCCAACCAACTGCTGAACCAGCGGGTCCTGCACCATGGCCATGTGCACCTTGATGTGGGCTTCGTGGTCTTGGTGCATGAACGCCTTGAGCGGCTCGGACTTGAGCACCGCTTGATTCTCGGACACTGGGTCCTTCGGCTTCATGTCTTCTTCCAGAGGGATCAGCTTCTCTGCGTTCTTGATGCCCAGCACCTCCAACATGTTGCGATGCAACTGCGGCAGGTCGTAAATGTCCGGTGCCATCTGCGCCATCTGAATCACAGCTTGGTACTGCACCACGCGCTGGCTCATCGTCGCAGCATTGGGATCGCTGACAGGGATGATGTCGCAGCAGGCGTAGTCAGACTGCTTGGCCGTACGCTTGCCTTCTTCTGGCTCGAAGTCGTAGTCTGGGTCTGTGTAGTCCTTGATGATCGCAGCCAACAGGCGCAACTCTTGCTTGAACGCGTAGTGCAGTCGGGCCTGAACAGCCGTCATCACCTTGAGTTGACGCTCCAGCAAAGCCAGAGTTGTGCCCACGGGAGCCTGTGCGCTCATGTCCGACACGTTCATGTCCGCAGTAGCTGCGAAGCGACGGCCCTCGTCCACGATCTTGTCCAAGAGTCCGGCAAGGACTGCGCTGGGTTCTTTGTAAGGCAGGGGCAAGATGCTGTCGCGCATGTTGCCAGAGCCGACGTCTACGTCGCGCCATTCACCCGGTGCAATCGGAGTGTCATCACCTTTGATGCGAAGTCCCCGTGACTTGAGACCGCCGGGCAAGTTAGACAACGTTCCAGCGTCCACCAGTTGACGCATGATCGACGTCGCTGATTTGGCGAAGCCTCCGATGAGATGGAACAGACCGAAGCCATAGGCACCAAAACCCGGTATGTACTGATAGTGGACGAAGTGTTGTCGCT